AGTATGAACTAATGTGCCAATTTTATTTTCTTCATCAATTTCCATTACGGCCATAGCAAAATAATCTGCATTTGGACTATCGCTCATATTAGGATCAATGCCAAGAACATATTTTTTTCCAGAAGTGCCTTTCATTAGGGTATGAGGAGTTTCTCCGTTTTTAACGGTACAGTCTTCCATCTTTTTAGCACTGAAATAGCTATCACTACCGTCAATAAATCTTGCACAATATTCCCTTAGAAAGCTACTATGACTTGATCCGCCATTTTGAGCTTCTTCAATAATGGTCTTATCTATCATTTCTAATGGAAGAGCCTCGTAACTTAATTGAGAAATAAAATAAGAAGCTTCTGTGGTCTCTTTACAATTAATTTTTTCTACCCATTCATTATGTGTTTTATAAAGATTTTCAAAAGTATAGCTTGCAGAAGATAATGCTATCATTTTACTATTATTTTCAAATACGAGTCTATCCTCCTCTTTCATTAATCCATCTTTTATTAAGATATCTTCAGTCTCTCTAATCTCCATTCTTTCTTTCATATTTTGTGGCGCAACTAAGAAAGGCATTAAAACAGTTTTAATAATATCTTCTGGGAGAAGCAAGAACTCATCTAATACAAGTACGTTTGCTCTAAATCCTCGAATTTTTTCTCCATTCAAAGGTATAGCTACTATACTTCCACCATTAATAGCCCATTCATATTGATCGTTCCTTTTGCTCTTAGAGCCAAAAGCTTGTTGAAGCAGTTCTGCGCCCTTGCTATTTACAATTTTTTCTAGGTTGTTAAATATAAATCTAGCTGTTCTAAAAGTTGGTCCTGCAATTAAAATTTTTGTATTAGGTTCAAAAACGCATTGGAGAAAACAAAAAACAGCAGCAACAAACGATTTTCCGCAACCTCTTCCCCAAATGCACATATTAAAATTTCTAGCCATTAGAGCTTTTAAATGTATCTCTTGATATGGAGCTAATTTTATACCACTAATAAGTTCTGTGGTAAAACCTAAGTTTGCTCTTAAGAATTTAACTAAACTAATTTTTGCTTCTTTGTCGTTTAATACGCCTTTTAATTCCATTAATTCTTTATTAATGTCATGGTATTCTTTTTTATATTTATCTGGTGAGTATATCATAAAAGTTTTAGATCGTAAGCTAACTGAAGATCTACCTCTTTATAAAAACAATTTGATGTAAAAATAGACTCAATAACTCTGGTCATTTCTACTCTTCCATCTACAAAAAGAAATTGTAGATTATCGTAACTTTGCAATAGCTCTCTAACATTATGAAATATATACTCTGGCGTAGCTTTAATTTTTTTACTAATATGAGGAAGATATTGAAAGCTAAGAGCGTTAGATAGTTTTTCCTCTACAACTACTATTAAATAAGCTCCACTTTTCTTTGCTCGATCTATTTCATTTTTAAATCTATCAAAATTTTTAACACTTAAAGTGCTAATAAAATCACTTAGGCTTTTTCTTTCTATAAAGCACTTACAGTTATCATTGCTACAAGAATAATCTCCAAATGGTAATGTTTTAATTTCAAATTTTGTATCAAATTTTAACCAACTCTGTTCCCTTGTATCAACATAAATGATTGATTTTTTATTTAACTTATTTTTGAATTGATCAACTATATTATCTGTATGAATAAATTTATTCTTTAAACCTAAATTAGCGCAAACATCATAATAGTCGGGAAATATCTTATTATAGAATACAATTGATGGACACATTATTGTTCTTAACTCTACTTGAGAAGGACTATATGATAGATTTTTATCTTGCTTTCTTTTAGCGATTAATGATTTGCAATACTCTTGGGCTTTTTCAATTGGTTGCTGTTTAAGCCACTTTTTCATATTGTTTTTATCATTAAAGTCACTATTAAGATACTGTTCTTTAGTTTTAAAATTAATAAGCTCATTTGTTAAAAGATCTCGTCTTTCAAAATATGTTTGATAGTATTTTGTTTTATTAAGCTTATATCCTTTTAAAGACATGTGCAAAGCTTTTTCGCTTGGAAATTCTTTCCCGTCTACTTTACATATAACTGACATAATTTTTATCCATTTAGAATATCTTCTTCAGATATTCCTAAAATTTTACATTTTAATTCGTCCATAGAATCAAGTCTATTTATCTCTGTTTTAACAATAGCTTTTCTTAAATCTGCCATTTTTAATAATTTTTTTCTAGACTCTTCTTGCTTCCACATTTCCACAAGATTTAATATGCTAGCATTATCTTTTATTTGTTTGCTTAATCTGTCACTTCTTTTTACTTTTAAATCATTTAATAGTTTTTGTTGGCGATTTACGCAATCATTATATTCTTTTCTTGCGGTACTACTAGCTTCTACAATAGCCATTGGAATTCTTCCATCTTCTTGAGTGGCTAAATCTATTTGATTTTGTAAAGCTGTAATAGTTTGTTGAATTGTGGATGATATGACTACCTCTGTGGCTAGAACAATGTATTGATCAACTTCTTCTTGGGTAAGGTCGCTTTTATCATAAGTATATCTTAAAAAACTACTTTCAAAAAGATCTCTATCATTTTCATCGCTATAAAGATTAATTTGATGAGTAAACCTATAAGTATTCATGTATCCAATTAAAGAATGTATTTCTTTTTTGTTTCTTCCTGTCATCTTTTCTTTATCTATTCCCTCCATGATATATCTATTTATTTTAACTATCATTCTCTCTTCACTTCGTGGTGGTTTATAACTTTCTGTGGCAACATTTTGATTAGCGTCTGAGTATCTTACGTTAGACGGTATAGTTTTCATATGCTCTAACACTGTTCTTGTCTCTTGACTTAAATTAGTTAAAGCTTCATTTTTGAAAAGAATTTTTGATATTTCAACACCAGTCATTGTAGCGCAATTATTACTAATATATTCTTTTTGCTCTTCTGTTAACTCTATTAAACCTTTAGCTTCATATTCATGACTTTTCCTTGGCTTAATCTTTCTTGAAGCTAAGAAATTTTTAACAGCCTTGCCCTCTTTGCTTCTACCATCAAGATCTTCTCTGTTAAAAGCTAGTTTAACTAATTCTGTTAAAGACGGAGGATTATCTGAACGATTATTCCATTCTTTTAATAAAATTAACTGTTGCTCTTCTGTAAGAGCTATTATATCCTCACTCATATTAATGAATATCTACTTCTCCGTTGTATAAACATTTTTTAACTTTAATCATTATTGATTTTTTAAGATTTTTAACTTGTTTATAGCCAATTTTTCTATTCTTCTCTGTGGTCTTATAACCCATTAACTTAGCTGAATCTTCTTCTGATTTATGTTTAATGTAATATAATTCATAAAATTTCCATTCAATAGGTTTAAGAATTTGTTGCATTTTTGCGTGAATACCTTTCGCAGTTTTTTCAATATCTATTTCGTGTTGAACAATATTATGAACTTCTTGAGTATGATTCTCTAAAGCGACTGGTAATTTTATATCATGAGCAGACTTTTTACTTTTTTCCCACTTGGCATATAATGGACATTTGCTGCATTGAGATCCATAAATCGTGCAAGAATCTTCTTGTTCCGCTGCTGCACATTTTAAGCATGGTCTAGAATAATTTCCATAATTATTTCTAATAAGATTTTTAATTTGATTGCTTACTATTCTATTAACCCAAGGAGCCAAAGGTTTACTTGAATCATAAAGATTCCATTTTTTAAATATATGGATTCTTAATATTTGAGAGACATCACTAAAATCCATCCAAGCTAAAGTTGTTAAATTCCACTTATGCCTTCTTTTGTTAATCTCTTGATTTATCTCCGAAATTCTATCTTCGAAGGTAGCTTCAGAAGACTTCATCGAGGGCTTTTTGATTTCTTAATTGTTCCTGCTTCTTTTGCAAAGTCTTCTAATATTTGTTTCTTAGAATTTTTTTTACCTTTAATTCTTTCTCTGGGTTTTTTTTCTGCTTGAGTGTTCGTTCCTAAAAGTTGCCCAAGCTTTATTCCTTTAGCTTTTGAATTGTTATCTGATTCTACATCTATTTGAATTTTAGAGATATTTGGAATATTAACATTGTCTGTTTCGTTATCGAGTTCATTATCAATTTCATAATCCAGATTATTAGCTACTACTGGATTAATGGTTCTTTTCTCTACAATTGGCTTAGGAATGACTCTATTAACTTGAGTTTTATCGAAAGAAATGCCACAATTTGAACAAAAAATTGGTTTTTTAACCGAGTATTCTGTGGGGGAACCGCAAGAAGTGCAATATCTTTTCATTTAATAATATTATATATTAAATGATTAATTTAATCTAATTTTAAATTTGACTTGCTCTTTGGCAAGTATATTACTTATGTCTTAAGCTAGAAAACGAACTATCCCAGTGTCAACGTCATAAATTCCACCAAGAATTTGTAATTTACCATCTTTTTCTAATGAACCTAATAATTTACTATTATTTAATAATTCAGTCATTTGATACCGAACGTTTGCTTCGATTGCTTCATTTAAAATTTCTGGAGTAACTTCATTTTTAGGATTATCTTTAACCATTCCAATAAATTTTTTAATTCCTTTTGATAAAGCTTTTGCAATAAC